CCGTGCGTAAAAATTCGAGGAGGCGCGCGGTTCCTGAAACGAGAGCGTTTGTCATTTTTGATGCCCCCACTCCTTCTATGCGATTTTCTAACGATTTCGGAAACATTCCATAAGCTCCCTATCGCGTTGTGTTGTGCGCCTTGCTGTGTGCGTTGTAGGCGTTTTTAGTTGTCGTTGTCGATACGGTTCACTGTGCTTAAGAAGCCCTTTAACCAATTGATTTACTTCATCTTCACGCATTACGGTTATACTCATCTCGCCAACCATTATGTCGTGTCGCCTTTTCCTCTAACTCTCGATATTCCCCATTTTTACGCTTTTGTTTAGTAAGAGGATCATGCTTAAAGGTTTTGGTATTATGGCAACTGTGGCATAACGCTTGATGATTAAAATCCACCCAAAACAACACATCACTATCACCATTAATAGGGATAATGTGGTCAACAATAGTTGCAGGGGTATATATCCCTTTTCTGAGGCAATGCACGCATAACGGATTTAACTTAAGATACTGCAAGCGATACTGACCCCATCGATTGCTATAACCTCGTTCGGTTCGCGTTCCTCGCTGACTGTCCTGTTGTCGTCTAGCCTCTCGTTTATGTTCATCACATCGCCCAGACTTCACACGCTTATTACAGCTTGGATAGCTACAACGCTTTAGTGGTTGCCATGGCATCTAATACACTCCCACATCGCGATAGACTGACCACAATGATTTAATCGTAAACGGGATTTCTTTTATCTCACCTTCACTGATAAAACCTCGGTTCTCATACAGCAATGAGATATACATTAAACAGCCAATCTTTATCGCGGGAGTAAAGTCCAGTCCTGCTTCAAATCGTTTGCCAATATGTTGTTGACAGACTTCTAATGCTGCCGTGATATAAGACTCAATCAGTTTGTCTTCATCACTCCCATCAATACGGCAATGTAACTTCACTTCATCAAGACCAATTTCTGGCTTAGTTGTCGTCACGTTCTGCCCCCACACAAATCATTTCCATACTGCCCTTGGCTTTATCGGCCACAATACTTTTAATATCCCAATACTTGCCGTCCGTACCTGCGTAGTGAAACATCAACTGATCCGCGGTAGTCACATCAGGAAAATAACGCAACCAAACTCTCACGGTGGTTTCACTTTGTGTCTGTTGACTACTGAAATATTCCCGCCCTCGAATGCCTTTTACCTCTGCCCAGACTGTCGCAATATCAAACCACATCACCTCATTACCACTGAGGGCATCTGGTTTTAGTTTTGAGCGTTGAATAGTCACCCGTTGATTCATGCGCCCTGCTTTCATGCTTCTTCCTTACTGGCTGGTGATTTAATTTGAATTTCTTGTTTCCATGCCTGACTGAACTCATCACCGCCTTCACGAGGTGGCAATCCCTCACGCTCACGGGCTTCATTCGGACACATAACCCCTGACTTAATCGCGGTTTCATAACTGCGGAAACGTTCGGTAGGATTAGCGCGGAGTAAATCTGCCGTATCAAATTCCACTTGATAACGAATATTTGGTGTGGGTGACGTGAGTAACAGCGCCGATTTAATTTGTTGCTCAAAGTTAGCTAACCACGGGCGCATAGTGATAGTCAGTAAGGCGCGACTTGCCTCACTAAAGTTACTGTAGGTACTGTTGGAATACTCTTGTAAAAAGATAGGGCTAATGTTGAACATACGGGCAATATCTTCAATGGTAAAACGCCTTGAAGCTAACCACTCCGCATCTTGGTTACTCATGCCTAATTGTTCATATTCCATGCCCCCCTCAAGAATGGGGGTTTTCCCTGCATTACGTGCCCCTTTGTAGCGTTCTAGGGCTTCTAATGCCTTAGTTCCTTTGAGACTATCGAGCCATTCACCCGATTTAATAATGCCAGATGCCATCATACCGTCTTTCATGATACTCGCACCGTGTCGTTGTTGAGCTAATCCTAAGCCCAATGTTTCACGGCAAATCGTAACGGGTGAGCGTCCTAAAAAACCGTCATCGGTCGCATAACGTAAATGCAAGATTTCTTCTTGTAGGTAGGTTTTCACCTTACCGCTATACGGTTCAGTCACGGTATAACTGTATCGGTGATCTCCAAGTCGATTAATCACTACCGCACTAGGGGGGTAAGGATGTATTGATTTAGGCTGGCCATCTTTGCCCCACGCAATCACCGCATAGGCGTTACCATTGAGCAAACAATGACGCATTAACGTGCGCTTAAATTGAAAAGCGGTCTGACAGTCATTCGGGTTTTCATTGAGAAGATAATCAACAGGATGATCACTTAACCACTCTCTTGATTCTCGCCCTTTATCATTGTGTACTCGATACAGAAAACAGGGCATGGAGGCAATAGCTTCACTAATGACCGTCACCGCATTCATCACGGCAGGTAAGCCCTCCGCTGTTGACGAGCTAACGTGTTCCCCTGAGTTCGTGTTAGATATCCCCGCCAGAGAAAGAAAATCATCAATACTTAGACTACGGGATTCGGAGGCTTTACGTTTGAATGGCCACATTATTCCACCTCAGCTAATTGTAACCAGCGGTCAAAATCTTTTACCGCTTGCGGTTTACTGAGTGTTAAGGAGCGTTTGGCAATTTCTACGCCACTATCAGGATAAGCGGGTAAACTGGTGATGGTGATTTCATGGAGTTCGGCTTCTAATACGGTTCTGATATACGGCTCTTGACCAATATCCCACTGATCTTTAATCGTTCGAAAACCAAAGCTCATGCCTGAAATATCACCTCGTTCAACCAAGGTGAGAACATCACGCCCTAGTTGCGTATCAGGCGGAGTGAGTTCAAAACGTAACCCTATTTCATCTTCGGTAAGCTGTAATGTGCCAGAAGTCGTGCGTCCCAATAGGTTAGTGTAATCATGTTCGTATAACGCCCTGACATCACTTCCCTTTGATAAGCTGTTACTGAACGCATTTAGGGCAAACTGCTCAACAAACTCATCCCAAAGTACATGAGAACGTAAGCCCCATTTGATGACATAACCCACCAGCTTTTTATCATTGACTGACAGCGTGGCGGTACGGATTTCTAACTCAATATTTTTCATAACACATTCCTGACAATAAAGAGCGCTCCTGAGATCACAGGAACGCTTCCAGAGTTATTAACCCGCAGCTTTCACTTCTAACACTTTAATCGCGTTAGAATCCACCAGCCCACCCCCTAAATATTTGTCGGTGTGAACTTTGATAAAGCCTGGTTCTGTAATATTGTCAGGGCGAGTACGTGTCCCCGTTTCATGATCCACAATGAAGTAACCGCGTTTAAAATCACCTAATGCAATCACATCATCGGTCATATTTTCGAGGTAATGAACCGATAAGCCTAATAAGGTATCAGGATCGCCAGACTGTAAACGATCACGCCAGATATAATCCCCATTACCATTTTTCAGTTTCTGCACTTTAGCGGCAGTATTGGAGTTCATCACCCAAACAGCATTTTTACGGTATTTCGCTCTAAGCTTAAATTTCAAATCAATCAAGCTATCCGCTGTCAGTGTCATTGCTTCCAGTTTTTCTAATTTGCCAAAAGCACGCGTTTTGTCATCTTTGGCTTCACGAGGATAAGCTAAAAAACCTTTTGCTTTTTTCAAACCATCTCCCGTGACGAGATCGACTTCTTCAGTATCAACGAACGTGTCACCAATCTCAGAGCTTAACCAGCTCAGAATATCCACATCACTAAAATCAATAATTTCTTGCGTGGTTTTGGGATAGGCGTAGATAGGGAATAATTTGATACTGACTTCTTCTAACTTTGGTGTGCCAGTTTCAGTACGAGCGTGACCTTCTTCACCGTGATTGACTTTTGCACCACCCACAGAAACCAATTGTTTATATTCGTTGCTGTGAGTGGTTTTGATGGTACAGATTTTACGCATCACCGAATCATCGGTTAATTGTTGCATGATCTGCTTATTCAGTTCAGGAATAACGGTATAGCCACCATCAGCCGGAACCCCAGTAGATAACGTACGCGTTTCGCCTGTCAGGACATAATGACGTAATTCATCATTACTCACTGTGTTATCACCTAATACGTGCTTACCTGTTTGACTGCGTTCTTCCTCTGCCATCGCTTCATAACGGGCAATTTCAGTATTCAGGGATTCCGACTGATGACGTAACTCATCAAAACTTTTGGCTTCATCGTCAGTGAGAGAACGCTTTTCGGTTTCTGCTTTAGTGAGCAATGAGCGCATTTGCTCGGTGAGGGTTGCCTTTTGTTGGCGCAATTCGAGAAGTCTTTTCATGAAGTGGTTTCCGTAAACAATAAAATGTTAAGACGTGAAACCAACACAAAAAGAAGAAGACCGTTTAACTGGAGATGCCTGTCAGAAAGAGCAATGATTAAACGGTCAAGTGGCGGCTCACGTCTGAGTGCCACTTATCAATATATATCTGAAAAATATAATAAAAAGCCTCTACAATTAAAGGGCTTAACATGCGAAAACATGAGGACAAAACATTTACAAAACTTTATTAATCAAAATCGCCTTTTCCTGCTTCCTGCATTCTTTGTTTGTATATTTTTAACTGCTCTATCAGCGCATCAACTTGATCAGGGTAGTAAGCAATGATTTCACCTGAAAGCTGATGACGAAGTGCCTCATGATGATCCAGCCAGAAAAAAGCCTCTCTCAAGAGGAGTTGTTTGTATTCTTCTGTGTTCATTCGGCTGATATCACCAATATCGAAACGTTCTTGATGCTCTTTTATCTCTTTTAATGTAATTGTCATATTGCCACCTATTCAATCTGTATCTATAGAGTTGTAATAATCAGATATGTATTTTTGAGCTTCCTTTAGTTTTTTTTCACTCGGAACAAATAAGCGATAACATGCTATATAACACATAACAGCGATAAGAATGAACACTGGTAACATGACTAAGGTATATTTAGTTATACCCTCATACCAAAACGTTACAACTGCAAGGAATAAGAAAAAACTACCGACAATATAAGCGTATTGACTTTCTTTATCATAGAATTTTCTTTTTTCTTCATCGAGTTTGAATTGATGTGAGTCTCCATCAACAATTACACATTTATCAAATGGTGCAAAAAATCTGTAATTAGGAATTGCGGTATAGTGCTCACACATTTTTAATGCTTCTTTTTGTGCCGTCTCATTAGTGAGTCCAGTTATTCTTTGCCTAGTCATTCTTTCATTGTGAGCCATCTTTAAACGTTTATCTTCATCTGAATCATATTCGTTAATATCAATAAACTGATCTGATACCTTATTTTTAGATGTAACAAGAATGAACAACTCTTTTGCTAAACTAATTATATCTCCGATAAAAGCCATATCACCACCTCACTTACTCAATATCTTTACTTTAGCTGATGATGAATAATTCCTGACCTTCTCTTTTTATTCATCCGCCTTTTTTCCTACTTTAGCACCACTAAAACTAAAAATATAAAAGGTGCACAGGGTGAACAGTTGGTGCACAGTTGAGAAGTAACTATGCACCCTATTTTTATATTATAAATCAATTAAATATAAATATTGGTGAACAGGGTGCACAGTTGAATATAAAACTTTATAACTAGGGGGCTAACTTTTTCTTAATTCAGGTACTGCAGGAAGCCACTCATTAGCTTCATCAGTTAAATCAACGTTATAGTAATAACCTCGTTTCGTTTTAAACTTTCGATAGTCCTTTTTATACTCTTGCATCACCTTAGGTAATGAGTCTCCAAACTTGGTTAATGTTAACGGTCTATCGAACCCGTAGGCTTCCATAAATGATAAATAAGCATGATAGAGATAGATCCTCGGCGCACGAGGATAAATATTCTTATTCCCCATCTTCATCCCTAACTCTTCGCCCAGTGAAACCAAATAAGCACAAAAGCTGTACAAGGGATCTGAGTTACTTTTGACGGCTAAAGCCTCGCCTGAATCTCTCTGTTCTTGCAGTAATAATTTAGCCTTATCTTGGCAGGTAAATAGTTTCAATAAATGACGAATAATAACGGGTAACTCTTTGCTTATCTTCTCAGATAACAAGGGATCTTTATCATTCTCTTTAACGGGGGTATTAAAAGAGAAAATAACCCGTCTACGCGCTATCCCTCCGTTACGTTCAGTAAAGCTCATTGGTTCGTTATTCGTCGCCAAAACAACCGCTTTAATAATGGTTGAGAATTGTTTCTCATACTTACCATCAACCTCGATTAAATCACCGCCTGTAATGGCTTTAATGCCTGCCCCCTCTCCAACGTATTTTACTTGGTCAGGTAAAGTAATGAGACTTTTACCCACAAATTGATAACGCCCTCTCGCCTCATCTAACGCTTTCATATTGCCACTGGCAGTATTGTGTGCCCCTGCAAGTAAAGTCGCGATAGAGGTAAAAACACTTTTACCACTCCCTCCCTCACCCGTCACCTCGATAAATAATTGCCAATCATACCGATTAGCTAAAATCATAAATAAGCCCGCATTAATACGGTTCATCTTTTCTTCATCGTTGCCAGCCGAATGAGATAACCACTTATAAAAACTAGGGGCATGTTGTTTTAAATTCTCATTAGATTCAGGCGCAGTGAATACGATCCCATTATGATTAAGTAACCAGTTTTCTGGTGCATGAGGCTTAAATTGTTGAGTCGATAAATCATACACACCATTACTAAAACCAATTAACTCTCGCTTTTGCTCACCTAAAACTGGAATTTGTAATTTCAACGCACCAATCGCATTTTTAACCCCCGTTGGGCTATAAGGTGTTTCATATTCATCAAAAATCGCCACCATTGCCCGTTGTAAATCACTATCAGATACTTTGTTCCACACCCCATCAACATAGTGATAAACCATTTCACTATCTGGAATAATAGCGAGTTTTCCGTAACGTTCTGCGAGTAATGCGCCTCGTTGACTGGCTGCCATTTGTGAGAGATTGGTGTTCGCCCCTTTTTTATCCGCATGAATAACTGTTACTGTGGCTAAATTATCCATTTGGTACATTCCCTCATTAAATGCCTGTTTTGCTTTCTCAATCCCAAATTGCTGACGGTAATCATCCCAATCGGCTTTATCTTCTGTCGGCGGTAAAGTTACCCAACCATTAACCGTTTTAGCGGCTTTTTCTGCTGAAATTTTACCCACATTCGGCTGACCGATCTTAATATCATTATCCGCAGCTATAATTATCTTTGCCTTGGGATAATGCTTTCTAGCCCATTCAGTGACGGGTAATAAATTGCCCTTATCAATCGCAGCCAACACCAAACCACTATGTAGTTGACTCACTGTTAAGGCGGTGGCGTACCCCTCGGCAATCAATACTGTCTCAGTCGTTTCTGGTAATTCAGATAAGGGCATAAAACTGCCCTTTTTCTTTGTCCCTGATATCAGACGCTTTTCACCGTTAGGCTTGATAACCTGCGCCCCTGTGACCTCATTACCGCGCTGAATAATTAACAACATCGAACCATCAGCGAGTAATTTTACGGGGCAATCATGCCCCTTTTGAGTCAGGTACGCTGATTTGCCTACTATAGTTTGAGCCACCAGCTTTTGTACCTTTTCTGCGATAGGTTGAGACTCTGATTTTGGAGCCTCCTTTCTGGCTGGTTCAGGTAAGGGCAATGACAAAGCTTGTGAGACTTCTTTGGCCGCCTCATAGATAGAGATGCCTTTTACTTTGGCAATTAAATCTAATCCGTCACCGTGGTTAGGCTCATCACATTGGCGACAAAACCAATTGCCGTTATGGTGATCATCAATAAAGTGAAAGCGGTCAGTTCCCCCACATACAGGGCATGCGCCATGTTTACCTCGTTCAGGTACATTAACCCCACATAGAGGTAATAAACTATCCCAATGATTAGTCGCATTACGTTTTACTTCACGGATCAACTCAATATTAGTCATTGC